TCTCGCACTCTCGCACTTTATAACTTTTGCACTCCATTTTAAAAACCAATTAATTCATAAAACAGAAAAGACAATGTTAAATCAGTATGAAACCGTTTTCATTATGACTCCCGTTTTGTCTGAAGAACAGATGAAGGAAACGGTAGAAAAGTATCAGAAGTTCCTGGATGAATATCTTGTGGATTTCAATGCTACCCAGGCGGCTATCCGTGTTGGATATAAGGAGGATTATGCCGGGATCACGGCTAATAAAATACTAAACAAGCCAGAAGTTAAAGAAGAGCTAGAGAAGCGGTTTGCAGAGAGCCGTGTATCTAGCTCTCAGGTTATAGCACGCCTGGACGCTATGGCAGAGGGCAAGATTCCTACTAAGATAGTGACTGGTAGCCATGCCAGGAAAGAGTACGACCACAAGGCTGCAGCCGACAGCTTGGCCAAAGTGTACGCTCTCTTCCAGGATAAGATAGAGCTGAACATATCGCACCTTAATATTACGGATGAGCAAGACGCTTAATATCTCTATCCCTGCGCCTCACCCTAAGCAGGCTGAGATAGAGAGCTGCAAGAAGAATCGCATTATCATCAATGCTGGCCGCAGGGCGGGTAAGACCTTCATGGTTGCCCGGATGATGGTTAGAAGGGCTAACAAGGGGCACAGACAGCTTTATATTGCTCCTGTTAGCGTGCAGACTGACGCAGTGTGGGCTTTAGCTTGTGAATGGTTGTCAGACGCCATATTGCTAGGGATCGTAAAGAAGAATGAGACTAGGCGAACTCTGGAGTTCCTTCTTACGGGTGGCCGGATTGAGTGCAGGACCGGCCACAAGCCCGATCACTTACGTGGTGGCTGGGGTGATGATATTTATCTTGATGAGTACGCATACCAGAACCCGGAGCTGCTCGAGAAGGTTGTCCTACCTATGCTGCTTGATAGCGATGGGACCCTGGTTATTATCAGCACTCCTAATTTACGCAATCATTTCTATCATCTCTATCTGAAAGCACGGGAGAACGAAGATTGGGAAGTATATACGTTTAGCAGCCTGGACAATCCGTACCTTTCAGAGGATGCGCTGCAATCTATGATCGGAGACATGCTCGATGTGGACTATAAGCAAGAGATCTTGGCTGAGTTCGTTCCGGGGGTTGGGGCGGTATTCTCAGTTAGACCAGAGGACTTTGTACCTGCCTCTAAACATTCGGCTCTTGCTCATGAGGGCCACAGGCTGGTTGCAGGTCTGGATTGGGGCCAGAAGGTGGATTACACTGCCTTATCGGTTGGATGCGCTACTTGCCAGAAAGAGTTAGCTATACACCGCTTGAAGGGTGTGGATTACAATATTCAGAGAGATTTTGTTAAAGAGATCCTTAGAGAGTATGGCATAGTAGAGCTGTTAGCAGAGAGCAACAGCATAGGACAGCCTAACATAGAACAGCTCTGGGCTGATGGCGTGGAGGTCATGCCATTCAATACCAGCAACAGCTCTAAGGCTGGCATAGTACAAGGGCTCAGGCTGGCCTTTCACCAGGGATCCTGGAAGTGGATAGATGATAGGGATGCCTGGCTAGAGCTGGAAGCCTTTGAGATGAAGATAAGCCCAAGCGGGCTACAGCAGTTCTCAGCACCAGAAGGACTGCACGATGATACAGTAATAGCAAGGTGCTTGATGCTGCACCAGGCTACATTAGGCAGATTTACATTAGGATAAGACATGAAAGTAAGAGCGGTGACTATTCCCTGGACTGAAAGTTTGAAGGCTGGCCTATATGAGCTAACAACAGGCCGGAAGCTGAGCAATGTAGACTACACCCGATCGGTTTGGGCTAATGCCTGTATGCAGATCCGGGCAATGGAGCTGGCTAACCTACCCTGGAAGATCATGAAAGGAGACAAGATCGTAGAAGGGCATAAGATAGAGCTGATGTTGAGAGACTTTGGGCGTGAGAGTTTTTGGGAAGATGCCTTTGCATCCACTGAGTTGGACAAACTACAGCAGGGAGCTGCTTACTGGCTCAGAGATGTGGACACGTTGAAGCGCCTCAACCCCAACACGATGAAGGTGATCAAGACCAAGGATGGTATCAGTGGTTTCAAGCAAGAGCTAATGTACGGCGACAAGACTATCACCAATAATTACACCAGGGAAGAGATTGTTTATTTTAGAACTTATCATCCTGATGATGACTTGGGTCCCGGCATACCGGTCTGTGACGTAGTAAAGTCAGCTATCAATACTGAGTACGAAGCTGAGCTGATGATGCAGGCTCTATTCAGGAATGACGCTACTCCCGGTATCTTGTTCTCTACAGATCAGCACGTGCCAGAGGAAGAAGCAGAGCGCATTGTGGGTTGGTTCAATAGGAAGTTTAGAGGATCCCGCAAGAAGGGCAAAGTAGGTGTAGTGGACCGTAACCTGAAGCCCATTACAGGCTTTAGCCAGACGATGGTAGAGAGTGAAGTGATTGAAGCTAGGGAGATGGCAAGGACTGACATCTGTGTTGGTTTCCGGGTATCTAAGCTCCTGGTATCAGCATTTATCAACAGCACCTACAGCAATGCAGAAGAGAGCCGGCGATCATTGATTGAGAACTTGATCGTGCCAGAAGCCAAGATGTACGCTAATGCGATCAATCAAGACCTGGTTGCACAGATCGATCCAAGCATACGCTTTGAGTTTGTACCCGAAGAGCTGCCCATCATGCAGGAGGATGAGAACGAGAGGCAGATACGGCTATCTGGTATGCTCAGAGATGGTGTCATATCCCAGGAGTATTACAGGGAAGAGATGGGCGTACCTGAGACAGCCAAGCCCAAAGATGAGACCGTACAGGTAGAGAAGCAGTATGAAAAGAAGGCTATGAAGGCACTTGCCAGGGGTGACAGCCCTGACGTGCCGTTTGAGACCGATGTATTGAGCGTGGACAGGCGTATTCTTATTGCTGCACGGCTAAAGAACGCTGAAACTAAAGAAGATATACGGAGGGCTTTTATATGAAAATCTATCGAGTAAATTATCCCCCAATTCGTTTCAGGGTATTCAAGTACCTCAATAGCAAAAAACTGGTCTTTGCTATTGGAAGATGGAGATTATTGGTAAATGGACGACTTTGAGGCATATATAGAGCCTAAAGACTTAGCAGAGTTTCATCTGGCAATGGAGCATATTGACCAGGTGTGCGAGATGAAAAACCATTGGCGAGATTTATTGGTCCCGCTAAAAAGGGAGCTGAGGACCTACCCTGCTAAGCTGCCTGGTCAGAAGTATGAGAGGACGTTCAACTTGAAGCGCAATTGGCAGTACGCAGTGCTTAGCCCGGGCGAGGCAGAGATGAGCAACTTAGCCGCATATGCTGGATGGGTGCAGGGAGTAGAGCAGGCAGAAATCCATCAGGGACGCTGGCCCATTGCTTTTACTGTAGCAGAGCAGCACTTGAAAGAATTTATCGAGGAACTAAGTAAGAAGATAGGCAGAATATGGACAAGGTAACCTACTTAAATTTCTTAGAAAGCCTTTCACGCTCTGCCCTGGAAGACTACATTGAGAATATCTGGAAAGAGAAGATAGAGATCAATGAAGCACAGGAGAAGTGGCTGACCGAATACCTGGAGACCCTGAAGAGGGAAAAGGTAGAAGACTATGTTAAAGTACTTATTCTTATTATTGCGCTATTGGCAGCATTGGCAGCATACAAAGGCCCAATTAAAAGAATACGGAAGAAACTCACTGCGC